AAGTTCGTCTTCGACTTCCTGGGCGACAACGTCTTCGTCAAGGAGTTCGTCAGGCTGGTCACGATCTTCTCGCAGAACACGGGCGTGGTCCTCGTGGACGTCGTCACCGGGATCCAACTCCTGACGAGGCTCGTCTTCGACACCATCTTCTGCAGGTTGTCCAGCCAGGACGCCGTGAGGTTGCGGAACTTCATCGAACAGGTCGCCGACAACCTCGCGGGGGTGTTCGGTCCCGTCTCGATCCTCGAACCCGTCAAGTTCGTCTTCGACTTCCTGGGCGACAACGTCTTCGTCAAGGAGTTCGTCAGGCTGGTCACGATCTTTGCCGAAACTACAGGAACCGTCGTCACCGACGTGATCCTTGGTCTGCAGGTCTTCGGCCAGGTGCTGACCGACCTGATCTTCTGCAGGTTGTCCAGCCAGGACGCCGTCAAGCTGCAGAACTTCATCAACCAGGTCGCCAACGACATCTCAGGGGTGTTCGGCCCCGTCTCGATCCTCGAACCCATCAAGTCCCTGTTCAACTTCCTGACCGACCCCGACACCCCCGTCGGCGCCTTCTTCACCGGCCTCCAGGACTTTTTCGTCCTCGTCGGCGGTGTATCCGAAACCCTGCTCAAGGACGCCATCAGTGGGATGGTCGAGTTCTTCGACATCCTGTTCGGCATCCTCCTCTGCGACGCGAACGCCTTCGCCAAGGCGCAGATGGTCATCGACGCGACCGCACCGAACCTGGGGATGCCGGGTGCCTTCGTCAAGTTGGTCGGCCAGATGTTCGCGCCGTTCAACGACCCGACCAACCCGATCGGCATCTTCCTGCGCGGCCTGAGAGATTTCGCCGGGTCGACCGGCCACACCGTCCAAACCCTCCTCGACGGGGCCGTCACCGGCGCGGTGGAGTTCGCCCAACTCGTCATCGGCGTGCTGACGTGCGATCCGGGCAAACTATCCCAACTGGCCGGTCTGGTCGGGACTACCCTCCCCGGCATGACCACCCCGTTGGCCATCCTGTCCAAACTGAGTGGGATCTTTAGCCCGCTGCTCCTCAACAAATGGATCACCCTGTTCTCCGGTTTCGGTACCGGCGGCGACCTGATCTCCCGGCTGGTCACCGGCCTGACCGAACTCCTCGACTGGTTCCTCGACGTCCTCAAGCTGATCTTCCCGTTCATCCCGTGGGACACCCTCATGGCCGGAACCCTCCCCTCACTCGCGGGGTACAACCCGGCCAGCCTGATCCCCGAGATCGACGTGTCGAAGATCAAGGATCTCGTCAAGGTCATCACCGGGCGCGGGCAGGAGATCGTCGGGGAGATCTCCGAGGAGCTGCAGAAGGTCAAGGACTTCTTCGACGGCTTCACCATCGGCGATGGCGGACTCCTCAATCAGATCGTGAAGGCCATGACCGGGACGGCCTTCGCCACCGGCCCACTCAACACGCTCTCGACCCTTTTCGCGGGGCTCAACACGGCCGGGGGGAGCCTCATCAACCAGGTGACGGCCACCCTGACTGGCCTCGGGTCCAACTTGGAGATTGGGGCGGTGGTCTCCGCGATCACCGGGATCGACATCGTCGAGCTGACCAACAGCTACACCCTGACCTTCAACGGGGCGCCGACCGGCGGCAACTTCACCCTGACCTACGACGGGGCCACGACCGGGGCGATCACCTACAGCACGACCGCCACGACGACCGCGACCAGGATCCGCGACGCCCTGGTCCTGTTGGCCCCCATCGGGGCCGGTAACGCCACCGTGACCGTCGCCTCGGCCACCGACCGGGTGTTCACCGTCTCGATCAACGACACCGACGGGACCCTGGCCCTGGGCACCTCGTCGCTGACCGGCGGGACCTCACCGACGCTCACCGTCGTCCAGAAGTTCCGGGGACCGCTCACCGCGCTGACGTCGTTCTTCTCCAACTTCAACGTGTTCGACGGGACCAACACCCTCATCAGCCAGGTCCTGAACCTCAACATCTCCGCGCTGGTCTCGAAGATCACCGGGATGACCGAGGACGCGATCGCGGCGGCGGGCGGTGCCCTCGCGGTCCTGCAGAGTTTCTTCGCTGGTTTCGACGTGTTCGGCGGTGCCGCCACGGGCGGCAACACCCTCGTCAACCAGATCGTCAAGAAAATCCTCGGCGGTGACGGGTCGCTTAAGACGCTGACCGACCTCGGGACCTTCTTCTCCAGCCTCAGGACCCTGTTCGGCTACACCGGTGCGGGTGGTTTCGCCGGTTTCAACGCCGCCACCGCCGTCACCAACCTGATCAACCAGATCGGCGTCTCGGCGACCAAGATCGCCGCGACGGCGATCAGCGACCTCGGGATCAACCAGATCACCAGCCTGATCACCCACATCACCGGACAGGGCACCACCGCGGCCGATGTCCAGGCCTTCTTCACGCAGCTCCGCAACTTCCTCGGCTTCAACCCGTTCAGCATCGGCGACCTTTCGGTCCCCGGTACCCCACTCAACACCGCCGTCTCGGCACTTTTCGGCAAGATCAACGCCACGACGACCCTAACCACCCTCTTTGACCTGACCAAGGTCGGCACCACGGCGGCCGGGATCAGCACCAGCCTGGTCAAGTACGTGACCGGGGCGACGACCAACACCGCCGCGACCCTCCAGAACTTCTTCGCCGGTCTGGGCAATGGCGGGACCCTGTCATCGACCAGCCTCCTGGGGCAGATCGTCAGCAACATCACCGGGAGCACCGGGATCAACCTTGTCGACCTCAAGAAGTTCGCCGACAACCTCAAGTCTTTCCTCGGCTTCAATCCTTTCGCTTACGCCGATCTGACGACCGCCGCCAACTTGACCGCCGCCGTCAACGGTTTCTTCAACAAGCTCAACACGGCGACCGGCCTGACGAACCTGTTCGATGTCAGCAAGATCGGGACCGGGGCCACCAACCTGACGACCCTAGTGACCGGAGGAACCGCGACCCTCCAGAACTTCTTCTCCGGCCTCAACGGCATCACCGCCAACGGAACCAGCTTGGCCAGCCAGCTCTCCCTCGCCCTGACCGGGAAGGCCAGCAGCACCGATCCCCTCGGTGACATCGCCAAGTTCCTCGGGATCACGTCCGGCTTCGGTGGTATCGCGGCCTTCAACGGGACCAACAGCCTGATCAACCAGATCGTCGGCCAGATCACCGGCGGCAGCGGAGCCACGCTGGCCAACCTCAAGACCTTCTCCGACAACCTGACCGCCTTCCTCGGCTTCAACCCGTTCAGCATGACCAGCCTGGTCAACGCCCTGAGCGCCTTCCTCGCCAAGATCAACGCCACCGCCGTCACGACCCTGCTGGACGTCGGCAAGGTCGGCACCGGAGCCACCAACCTGACGACCCTGATCACCGGCGGGACCGTGACCCTCCAGAACTTCTTCGCCGGTCTGGGCGGGACCGGAACCCTGTCCACGACCAGCCTCCTGAATCAGATCGCGTCGAGGATCACCGGGAGCACCGGCATCCTGACCCTGACCGACCTGGAGAACGTCTTCACCAACCTCCGCAAGCTGCTGGGTGGGATCACCCCGGCCAACCTGCTGCTGTCTCCGGGCACCTTCGCCTCGACGGCCAACCTCACCGCCTTCGCCACAACCTTCTACAACAACATCATCAGCCTGGTCCTGGGCAACACCTTCACCAACATCAGGACCATCTTCGGCGGGACCCCACTTGACGTTCCCACCAACACCTTCAACGCTAACGTGGCCACCGTCGCCGACAACATCATCACCTTCCTCAACGGTGGCAACGCCAAACTCGACACCTCGACGCTCCCCCTGACCGTCATCAACCCCACCTCCGGTGCGGGCATCAGCCTCAGGCGAACCAGCCTGACCGCCATCTCGGCCCAGGACGGCCGGAGGATGTTCTCGGTCCACGGGAACTTCTACGACTTCGAGGGGATCGGCACCGACATAACCGCTGCGCGGACCGGGCTGACCACGGTGGCCAAGGACGGCTGGTACCTGGCCGAGGTCGGGTTCCGCATCGACCCTGCCACTTTGGCCACCGGTTTCAACATCGCCCCGGCGATCTTCAAGTCACCCGGGATCGTCCCCGGCACCCCGACCATCTTCAAGATCGGGACCGACATCATCCAGACCGCGACCCGGACCTCCCGGACCTCCCAGTCCAGTTTCATCGTCTTCCTCAAGGCCGGTCAGTCGGTGGCGCCCGGGTACGACTGCGCGTTCGGGGGGAACATCTTCGGCCTCAACGTCCCGAGGTTCGACACCGACGGGAGCGGGGCGGAAACCTACTTCGCGCTGTCCCTGCTTAACAAGACTTTCGACTGACCCCTGGTAAAGTAGGACAACCCCAATTCCTGTAGGAGGAACACAGTGAAGCACTTGAAAGTCGAGTACAGGACCGAGGCCGGTCAGTCGATCGTGCTGTTCGACGGTGAGGTCAACGAGGTCGTCTGGTCCGACGGCCCGGGCGGCATCAAGGTCGAGGGAAAGAACGGCACCGGCGGCGGCGGCATGGGCGGCCTGCTCGACCTGCTGACCGGGGCCAGCAAGGCCCGCACCGAGGCCGTCGTCGAGGAGAAGCGCGCCTCGTTGAACGAACCCGAACCGGTCGTGCTCGCCGCCGAGCCGGACGACTCCTTAGAGGTCATTCAGTCCGCGCAGGCCTGAACCAAACCCTGTGGTGGCCCTCCATAGCGTCTAGAACTACTGAGGAGGAGCCGTGTCCTACAGCCTTGCCATCGTGGACGGCGACCTGGCGAAACGCGGGTCGCAGTTGTCCCTCGTCTTCGGCGTGAACAAACTCGAGCAGGACGTGAACTGCTGGCTCCTCGAGCAGTTCGGCGGCGACAGGTTCCACGTCAACATGGGTTCCATACTCCAGGAGTTCATCGGCAGCGTCGTCTCCGGCTCGACCCGGGTGGAGGTCCAGTCCGAGATACTGCGGGTCCTGGACAACTACCAGGCCATGCAGTTGCGCCGCTTCAAGGAGAACCCGCAGAAACTCTCCCTCAGTGAGTTGCTCATGTCCGTGGACGACGTGGAGGTCACCGTCAGCTACGACGCCGTGTGGGCCGCGGTGAAGATCCGCAACGGCTCCAGCGAGTCCACGACCATCAACGTGGCCGCGGGTCGCGGAGGCTCGGTCAGGCCGCCGAACTACCGACCCCGACGATAGGACACAGGAGGCCAAAGTGGCGAAGACTCCCGACGTGGTGGCTAAGGAAATAATCCAGACCCTCAAGACCACCACCAACAACGCACTGAGCCTGGAACTGGGCACCCCGGAGCGCAAGATCGTCGACGCGGTCGCCGAGGCGATCTCCGAGGCCTACATAGACCAGTACCTGGTCGGCTCACTCCTCGACGTGCAGAGCAAGACCGGACTCGAGCTCGAGCAGTTCGTCGGCATCTTCGGCTTCGGCCGCCACCAGGGCCAGCACTCCTACGGGCTGGTCCGCATCGAGCTGAACAACGCCAACACCCAGGACATCACCATCCCCAACGGGAGCCAGTTCTACACCCGGCAGTCCCAGCCCGGCACCGGCGAGAAGATGTACTTCTCGTCGACGCAGACGGTCGTCATCCCGGCCGGGAGCTACGTCACCGACGCGCCGGTGAAGTGCACGGTCGCCGGGACCTCCGGCAACGTGCCGCCGGACACCATCGTCTACGCCGGTGAGATACTCGGCGCCTCCCTGGTCACCAACCTGCAGTCGTTCCTCGGCGGGGTGGACGTCGAGACCGACGAGGAGCTGCGCCAGCGCTTCAAGGACACCCTGCTCCGCAACGTCATCGGCACCGAGGACTGGTACCTGGGCCTGTGCTACCAGAACAAGAACGTCAGCAAGGCGACCTGCTTCGGCCCGATCCGCAAGTACGCCACCCAGGTCCAAGTGCCCACGGCCGCGCTGAGCCAGCAGCAGATCGACGCCTACCTGACCGCCGACGTCAAGTACGCCTGGCCGGGCGACTGGCACGTCTCGGTGTTCAAGAACCTCGGCCAGGACGACGAGGTGTTCTACCGGCGCGGCGTCGACTTCGACTGGACGGCTGGCCCCGGCCCCGGCTTCTCCCGGATCAGCAGCGGCGGCCTGGTGATCGGCGACATCGTCGACCTGGAGTTCGAGTACACCACCCGCTCGAGCCGCAACAACCCCTCACTCGGGGTCACCAACAAGGTCGACGTCTACGTCAACGGCCTCGACCCCTACATGGTCACCGAGCGAACCCGAGTCCCGGAGACGACCTTCTCGGACAACTCGACCGATCAGCTCTTCCGCGGCAACTTCGCCCGGGTCGGTACGACCGGGGCCGTCGTGGCCACGCACCGTTTCACCCGGCTGGGCAGCGTGCCGGTCGCCAGCTTCCCGTCGATCATCACCGTCGTCTCCGACGCCGTGGACAGCACAGGCCAGCCGGTCTACGACAACTACGTCCAGGGAACCCACTTCCACCTTGTGCGTCCGGCGCCGAGCCAAGCCTCCAACGACACCACGCTGCTGGCGGGTTCGCCCTACGAGATCGCCGGTATCGAGTGGGCGCCCTCGGGGACCACCCCGCAGAGCGGCCCCGACACGGGCACCGAAGTCACCCTGACCTACTCGTACAACCGGGTGCCGGAGATGATCCAGGCCGTCGTCAAGACCGCCAAGCAGGCCACCACCGACGTGATGGTGCACCAGGCGGGGTACGTCTACCTGCGGGTCTACCTGTCCGTGGAGTACGACCGGGGGTTCGTCCCGACCCAGGTCAACAACGCCATCCAGGAGCGCCTGCGGAACTACTTCACGTCGATGCCCTACGGCGCCTGGATCGAGAA